CGGTGAAAAATGGTGAAAAAGTAACGTCTAATCAAATGGAAAGGTCGGATAGTCTTATTTGGAAATTTATATATAACGAAAAAAACCCAAATAAAAGTATGGTTAAACTTTCTTTTGATGAAATGGAGGATTATTTAAAATTATTTGAACTTGATGAATATGATATTTCGTTTGCGGAATCAGTCTATTCTGATTATAGCTCGTTTGATTTTGTTGATTATGACCACGCATCTAATGAATGGGATGAAGGTTATTTACTACACTCTTTTTCCGATGAAAATCTTAGTAAGTTTAAACAAATACTAAGACTTATTAGTCCAAATATTGCTAAACTAGAGACTGATGAAGAAAAATCGGAGGCATCCAAAACAGTTGAAAACATGTTTCCAAACGAAATTGATTATATCCTTAGTGATTGGGTTAATGAAGAAAACGCTTGTAAAAATAAAGGGGCTGAAAAATGGATAGAAGGAGATGTTTGTGATTATTTTTCAAATTATGGGTTAATTAGACAAAATTGTTTTAGTGAATATTATACCACAGTAAGTATATTATTATCAATATATAATAGTGTTGGCGATAAAACATTGAGTTTATATGATTTACTTAAAGATATAGGACACAGAGATAGTAATATTGGTGGATGGGACGAAAATAGATGGGATATATATTGTGAAGACTTTGATGAGGTATATTACAATAATGTCGTTGAAAAACAATTAGATAAAATATTAGATAAAATAGAGGATTCTGATGAGTTTGCAAATATTCATGAATATTCTGAATTATATAGCCGAATCGCACAAAATTATAAATTGAATAATAGATATAAAACTAAATCAGGTAGAGAGTTTTTTATTAGAAAAATTGACCCGGCAACAAATAAAATAATTGTTCAAGTTTTCAAAAAAGAGGGTGGTATGGAGGATAGAAGTTACACTGAAGAAGAATTTAATAATTTTTTAGTTTCTCCTGAGTTATTTGAAGGGTTTATTAGAATAAATTAATATAATCTTTAAATTTTTAATTATTTTCCCTATATTTGCGTTATGGAAAAAGATTATGAATTATTAAAAGAAGTCTTGTCGGTCCCGACAAAAACTTATCAAGAAGACCTTATGGTAGAATTTCTAATCAATTGGTTAGAGCAAAATGGGATTCCCTTCAATGTGGATGAACATAAAAATATTTATGCTGTTAAACAAACGGACGAATTTATAGATTACTTCCCCTGTGTAATTGCCCATACTGATACAGTACATTCTTTAGACAATATAATTATTCGTGAGGAAATATTACCTAATGAACAAAAAATACCTAAACCATCGTTAAAGGCTTATAATCATTTCGGACATCCAACGGGTATTGGTGGAGATGATAAATGTGGAATATTTGCTTGTTTGGAACTGTTGAAAGAATTACCAAATTTAAAAGCGGCTTTCTTTGTGTCAGAGGAAACCGGATGTCATGGGTCCAAAAAAGCCGACCCCAATTTCTTTTTAAATGTTGGGTATGGTATTCAGTTTGATGCTCCGGGAAATGTTATGGTAAGCGAATATTGTATGGGAACTCAACTGTTTGAAAGAGATAGCGAATTCTTTAATATTTGTGATGTTGCGTTGAATGAGGGGTTTAATGGAAGACATGATTACCAATCACATCCTTATACTGATGTTTACGCATTAAAGAATATCTTTGACTTCTCCTGTATCAATTTTGCGATAGGTTATTACAACTATCACACCCCAAATGAGTATGTTGTTGTTGAAGATGTTTATAGTGGAATTGAGACCGGTAAAAAGATGATTGAGGGGTTGGGATATAAGAAGTATCCGTTTAAAGTTGACAGTAAGTATTTTAAATCATTTTAAATTTAAAGAGACTTCGGTCTCTTTTTTTTTTGTGATATATTTATAGTAAAAACAAACAATATGAAAAATTTATTTAATGATATTTCTCAAGAAGAAAAAAACACTATTCTTGAAATGCACTCGGGTAAAAAAACTTTAATATCTGAAGAGGAAAAAACTATAACATATAGTAGACGTGATAAAGCAGATACAAATGAAAGTATTAAAAAAATTAAAGAACATATTACTTATCACAAAAAAGAATTATCTCGTTTTGAGAGTATGTTAGTAGATTATGAAAACACTAGAAAAAATTGGTTAAAGAAAAAATAAAAAAAGAGGACTATATGTCCTCTTTTTTCTTTCTTGTCTTTTTAACAACTTCCGGTTTAACTACCACTTCTTTCTCTACGGATATAAGAGTGTATGGAACACCCTCCACCATATTTCCTTTGATAATTTCTTCGGACACAAAATCCTCAATTTTATCTTGGATTGCTCTTTTGATTGGTCTAGCCCCGTAGGTCTCATCAAATCCAACTTCAGAGATTAGGTCTAAAATGGTATCATCAAATGTAATATCGTATTTCAAACCAACTAATCTTTTAGATAGTTTATCCAATTCCAATTTCACAATTTTCTTAACATCATCTTTGATTAGGGTGTTAAAGATAACAACCTCATCAATTCTGTTTAAGAATTCCGGTGTGAAGAATTTCTTAAGTTCTTTTTTAAGAACATCACGTTTGTATTCTTCATCAGCGTAAGTGCTTGTTCCGGTTTTAAAACCAACTCCTGAACCAAAATCTTGTAATTTTTTAGCTCCAACATTAGAGGTCATAATAATGACACAATTTTTGAAGTTAATCTTTCTCCCCATACCATCGGTAAGGTGACCGTCGTCTAATACTTGAAGAAGTGTTGAGAAGATATCTTTGTTAGCTTTCTCAATCTCATCAAATAGAATTACAGAATAAGGTTTATTTTTCACTTGTTCGGTTAATTGTCCTCCTTCATCATACCCAACATATCCCGGAGGTGCTCCGATTAATCTTGAGATGGTGTGTTTCTCTTGGTATTCAGACATATCCACACGAATCATATTATCTTCACTACCAAACATTTGTTTTGCTAGTTGTTTCGCCAAGTATGTTTTACCAACACCTGTTGAACCTAAGAAGATGAAAGACCCGATTGGTTTGTTTGGGTCTTTAATACCAATTCTGTTTCTACGGATTGATTTGGCAATCTTTGAAACAGCGTCAGCTTGTCCGATAACTTTATCAGATAAGTTTGCCTCCATCTCAGATAATAGTTTGGTTTCATCGGCATTTAATTTTGTCACCGGAATTTTGGTCATGTTAGACACAACCTCATAAACTAAATCTAATGTGATTTCCTTTTTGTGAGTAAGAAGTTCTTCTTCAAACTTTTTCTTTTCAGTCTCAAGTTTGGTTAAGATACGTTTTTCTTTATCACGTAAGTTCGCAGCTTCTTCATATCGTTGTTGTTTTACAACATCAATCTTTTCTTGTTTGATATCAGATGCTTGTTGTTTCAATTTCTCAATTGAATCCGGCATCTTAATATCAACTTGACTTCTTGCTCCCACTTCATCAATGATATCAAAACCTTTATCCGGGAATTCTCTATCTGTAATGTATCGGTCAGCCAAATCAACACATACAGACAATACTTCATCCGTATAAGTTACCTTATGGAAGTTCTCGTATTTGTCTTTTACGTTTTTAAGGATTTCCAAAGTTTCTTCTTTGGTTGCAGAATCCACAACAACCTTTTGGAAACGTCTCTCTAATGCTCCGTCTTTCTCAAAGTTTTTTCTGTATTCATCTAATGTTGTTGCTCCAACACATTGAATTTCTCCACGAGCAAGTGCGGGTTTAAAGATATTTGATGCGTCCATTGAACCTGATGAATTACCCGCACCAACTATGGTATGGATTTCATCAATGAATACGATGATATTAGGTTCGTTTTGAAGTTCTTCGATGATAACTTTCATTCTTTCTTCAAATTGTCCACGATATTTGGTTCCGGCAACAATTGATGTCATATCCAAAGATACAATTCTTTTGTCCATTAAGTTTCTTGGACAATCCCCATTATAAATCATAATGGCAAGACCTTCAACGATTGCGGTTTTACCACAACCAGGTTCTCCAATAATGATTGGGTTATTTTTCTTTCTACGTGAAAGGATTTGCGCAATTCGTGTGATTTCTCTTTCTCTACCAATTACCGGGTCAAGTTTACCCTCTTCGGCAAGTTTTATTAAATCTCTACTAAAATTGTCTAATACGGGAGTTGATGAGTCAGTTTTCACTGATTTATTACCACCATTACTTCCACCATCTAAAGATTCTATCATAATTAATTGTTTTATTTAAGTATAAGTATTAAATTCATTTTCTCAAATGATTCCACAAAAGTAATGTAAAATATTGGATGTGCAAAACAAATTTGAATTATATTTATAAACATGACACATTGTCTTGGGTTAAAACTTTAATGGGTTTTTTAAATTTTTTTTCAAAATCATTATATGTTATAATATTAAGATTTTCTCTCACTAAAGTTTCGTTATACACATAATATCCATTGTTAAATGATTCTAAATAATCGCCATTATTGGTATCTGTAAAATAAATGATACCACAGCCATGGTCAGCATCAACCACATTTATTTTTAAATCTTTACGTTCAGTTCTTAATTTAATAATGGATTTCCAAACATCACCATTCCAAGCAATTGTTCCCAAATCCGACGCTTTTTCTAATGGTATTATTTGAGCTAATTCATTAAATGGAATACAATCATGTATTACTAAACAACCATTTTTGTTTAATATTTTTAAAGAATTTATAATATCTCTATAAACAAAATCGGCGTGATGTAATCCGTCAATAAAAACAATATCAAATTTTGATTTATTGATTTTAAAAAACTCATCGGATGTCATTAAATAAGTTGGGTTTGACTCTGAGTCAGGGTCAACACACACTTTATGGTCAATATTAACATTTGAGAAATTTATTTGGTTTTGAGTCCCAATTTCTAAAAATGATTTATAGTTGTTAACACTTATTAAATGATTAATAATATCAAATCTTTCCATTATTTAAAATATTTTTTAGTTGATGTATTAAAGTCATAATAATATAATATTTTATTAATTCTTGATTGGGTTACAATTCTTGGTAACATTCTTAAAGCCCATTCATCATCTTCTCCGGTTTTTATATCTTTAAAATATTCAGTAATGTTTTCTTTTTTGTGTACCATTAAATGATTTGGGTGTCGATAATATGCTTCAGGTTTTTCACAATAATCATATTCCCTACCATATTTCACCAATTTAGGATTATATCCGTCAAAAGTGATTTCCGCATCAAATACAATTACATCAGATTTCCATTCATAAATTTCATTTAAAATAGAATCAACATAATCATCAGTTATTCTATCATCGTCATCAATAAAAGATACATATTTACCTTTAGCTAATTTTAATAAATTATTTCTTTTAGTCCCAACAGGTCTATTTGCATTGTCACTTAATATAAGAACCTCAACAGGTTTATTCTCAATTTGTTGGTTAATGTTATCAAGTAATTTACTTAAAAATGTATTATTTCTTTCAAGAAGTGAACATATTAATATTGATAGTTGAGTACTTGTATTTTTAATAATTTTAGCAACTAAATTCAAACAGTCAAAACCAATTCTAGTATCTCTATAACATTCAATTACTTTAAGTCCATTATAAGTAATTAGATTAGATAATGATGTTTCATTAAAGTAGTTCATATGAGTTGGGTCGTCATAGGCATGTTCGTAAGGTATTGAAAATATTATATGACCCTCATTTTTAATTGTTCGTTTAATTTCGTTAAAAAAACTTTCATAATCGTTCGGGTGTATATGTTCTAATGTATGAAATGAAAAAGCGTTATCAAAATGATTATCTTCAATTGATTCAAGATTTGTAAGATTTGAAACAATATATTCTATATTTTTAATATTATGTTTTAATAGTAAATTATTAGCGACTTCAATAGCGCTTAAATTTATATCAATTCCAATAATTTTTTGGCTTAAAATATTTTCAGCAGCAATTATTGTTACCGCACCATGATTACATCCAAAATCGGCGATAGTACCGGTTAGTAAATCTTTATAATCGGATAATATTAAAGTATTTAAATGTTCTCTCCATATGTCAACATCAGGGTCTCTTGTTAAATAAGATTCTTTACTATAGTTATCTTCATTTATTTGATGAAATTCAGGTTTCCATTTACTAAATTCTTCGTTAAAATGTAAGTTGTTATATTTTATATCTATATTTTTAAATTGTTCATAATCAATTGATGAATCTCTCATACCATTTTTTTCAATAGTTGTAGACTTTTCATAATGAATAACGGGTGAATTTAAAATATATGCTCCAACATATCCGTTTTCATATAATTTTGAAAACAAATAATCATCTCCATAAAAAAATCTTAATTCTTCAGGTATGTTGCAATATAATTCTCTTCTAAAGATTAAGTCCCACCCTTGTCTGTAAGGTGTCTCTTGTATAATATAATCTAAATTTTTAGACCATGTTTGAAAATCTTTTGAATTTGTTGTGTGATTGATAACGCCTACATTTGGTTTCATGTCAAACAATAAAACTGACGAAGATAAAAAGTTAGGGGATAATCTAACGTCATTATTTAAAAAACAAATAAATTCTGTTTCAGAATTTTTAACAAAGTCATTCCAAATATGGTTTAATGGTTTATTGTGTCCTGTGTTATATTTCCCTAAAATATGTATTTTACCATAGAAATGACCTTCCGAGTGTTTTAAAAATAAATCATTAAAATATTCCGTTGTACCCACTTCAGAACTATTTTGGTCAATTAAAGTTAAATTAAAAGGTATGTCTTGTAGTAGTAAATCATTAACACAATTTTTAGTGTGTTCTAAATTATTTAAATTGACTATTACTATGGAAATTCTTGGTGTCATTTTTCAAATATTGTTACGATGTCAGTACCGTCCCATATACTGAGAGGTTCAAAATTAATTGTTTTATTTAAGTATAAGGTTTAATTTCATTTTCTCAAATGATTTTACAAAACAAATTTGAATTATATTTATAAACATGACACATAAAAAACATTGGATGAAATATATTGACACATTAGGTGTTGATACTGAACTAATTGAAACTTACTACAATTTACGTAAGGCATTCCAACGAGAAGGGTGGACAGAAGATGATTTAAAAAGTCCTCCGTATTATCCAAATGATATAATGGGGAATTTCCAAAAATTTTCAAGGTCTAAAGATAAAATATTTTCAGAAATAAGAAGTTTTTTTGGTGATGTTGACCTTAATGAGTTTAATGATTATCTTATGGATAAATTAAAAATAATCGACTTAGAAACACCTTTAGAAAATGGCGGTAAAAAGAGAAATAATAGACGGGACTAAAATCATAAATGAGATTGAGTCAACAAACATCGTAAGAACTGAATACGATACGGCAACTAAAAAATTAGTAACGGAATTTAAAAATGGTGCAAAATATGAATATGAAGATGTACCTCATAATGTTTACACAAAATTCAGAATGTCTGAATCTCAAGGTAGATTCTTTACAACAGACATCTCAAAAAAATTCAAATACAAAAAACTTTAACAATTATACATTTTTAAGTATTTATTGATAATGAGTAACTTAAAAAGTATATTATCTAGCTTTCATCTACAAGATGAGTTAAACCCTAAAATTTGGGAATCATCTGATGAGATGTCTCCAAAGGTTAGGGAACGTTTGTTGCAAATAGCTTACGAATTTATTGACTTTATTGGTGTGGATATGATTGTTGACGATGTTGTTATGACCGGGTCTTTATCTAATTATAATTGGTCAAAATATTCTGATGTTGATTTACATATCCTTGTAGACTTTAAACAGTTCTCAGAAAAAGAATTACCTTTATATGAGGAATTATTTAGATTGAAAAAAACATTGTTTAACGATAAACATAATATCACCATTTTTGGTTATGATGTTGAATTATATGTTCAAAATACAACTGAACCACACACTAGTAGCGGGGAATATTCGGTATTATTGAATGAGTGGGTTACCAAACCAAAAAAAGAAGATGTTGAGATTGATACAACATTAATTAAAAATAAATCTCAAGAATGGATGAAAATGATTGATGATGTTATTAATGATGCGGAAGACGAATCTTCATTAGAAAACTCAAATAATATTATTAATAAATTTAAAGATAAAATTAAAAAATATAGAACTAGAGGTCTTGAAGATGGGGGTGAATACTCAAATGAGAATTTGGTGTTTAAAACATTAAGAAGAAATGGTTACATACAAAAATTGTTTGACTTTCAAACAAACTACACCGACAAAACCCTTTCTTTAAAAGAAAGGTATTTATTTAATAAATAAAATTATGGGAAAAAAAATTATTAGACTAACTGAGTCTGAATTTTATAAAATTGTCAAAAGAGTTATGAATGAACAAAATAGTTCTGAAGATAACTCTTATTATAGTATTGGAGCAACCGGTATTAATGTTAAAATAATTGATGGAGAATTATATGAGGTATCTATAGATAAAGATGGGGAAGTTAAACCTACACAACCATTAAACGGTAATTTATATGATTTTAAATATAATGTTAAAACCCAAGAAGTTATAGATGAAAAATTTAGAACTAATATTGACCTTACCACAGAAAATTGGCAAGGAATTATAAATTCTAATGCCGCGCCTATTCAGACTAAAAATCTTGATTTTGCGTTTATTGCTGTAGTACCTCAAGACGCCCCTTCTAAAAAATCACCTATTGGTGTTCCAATAGTTTATGGAGCAAGTATTCAAGAATTTCCGGGAGATTATTTTAAAAATAACTCTAGATATCAAGAATCTAGAGATGGTATAATCTCCGCTAAAACATATTATAGAAGTAGAGGAAAGTCGTATCTTATAAATTTCTACCCTGGACAATACAATACATCGTTTAACTCAAATAAACCGGAAGAAGTACCAGTTGATAAACCATTTGAATTAAACATAACAAGCCCTTTTAATTTTGATAGTGTTGAACTAACAAATGAAGCTCAAAAAGAATTTAATGATTTTGTACAATCTATTAAATCAAATTATTCTAATGTTGAAGGAGATGTTGAGGTAATTTCTTCGTCATCTATAGATGGGAATCCTGAAGGTAAAGTTGCGTCAGGTCAAAAAAGAAAAGACTATGATATGGATTTATCTAAAAGAAGAGCACAGAAAATTGCGACAACTCTTAAATCTAGTTTACCGGGAATTAAATTAAATTTTATTCCTAAAGGTATTGGAGAGACAGACCAATTTGCACCAGGTAAAAAATTCCCGGAAGTAACAAATCAAAATGAAACCGCACCTAACAGAAGATTAATAATTAAACTTCCAACAATAATGAAATAATATATAAAAAAAGGGTCTTTAATGAGACCCTTTTTTTTATTAAAATATTTTAATGTTAATTATTTTTTCACCATTATCGTTATCAAAACAAAAAACCATAACATATTTGTTTAATTTTGGTTTTAGACCTTGACGAAAATATTCTTTCATGGAAATAGTGTTAGTCTTCTTATCTAATTTAGATATATAACATTCGTATGAGTAGTTGGTGTGTAAATCTTTATTTAAGTCAAATTGTTTAAAGAATTGTACTGTATCTAATTTAGTAATATTTAAATCAAATTTGGTAATCAATTGTTTAACTGACACTGAATCTTTTTTCCATAAATCGGATAATTCATAAAAACTCCCCGCTCTTTTTATTTGAGAGAAAGTTAAATTTGAAATAAAAATAAAAAGAATGACGGTAATTAACTTTTTCATATCTGTAGATGTTTTAATATTTATACAAAGATAATATTTTTTTTTTAATTCACAACTATTTATAAATAAAATTCGTTGATAAAAATCTTTTTTAAATAAAAAAAGGGTATTATCAATAATAAACCTGTCGGAATTACAACATTTTTAATTCCGAATATATTTATATATAAAATAATTTTATAAAAAATTAACAAATGGGAAATAATTTAAGACCGATTGGTAGCGAAAAATTACAAGGTATGGACAAAATTCAACGTATCATGGAAATCGCGAAATATAATGAAAACATACCTACACCGATAAATGAGAGTACATCAGTTGACTATAACAAAACTTTAGCCGATGGTAGAAATTATCAAATTATCAAAGAAAAAAATGGTTATGTTATTAAAAGAAGTTTATTAGAATCTACAAGTGAAGTGGATTATTTAGAGCCAATGAAAAATAGAAAGTATTATTCTTCTTATTCACAAGCTTTTAAAAGACTTAATTTAATTGCAAAAGAAGTTAATGTTAACGAAGGTCAAGAAGCCAATGTTAATTTATTTTATGAAAACGACGCAACAAAATATATCTTAAAAATGAAAGGTGGTGAAACTGAAGAACAAGCTGCACCGGCTCCGGCTCCTGCACCCGCTCCGGCTCCTGCACCGGCTCCTGCCCCTGCACCCGCTCCGGCTCCTGCACCTGAAGATGAATTTGATATTGATGATGAAGAAGATATTGATTTAGGTGATGACGAAATGGAACCTGAAGATGATGAAATTGTTACTTTAAAAGTAATTCAAAAACTAACAGGTAAATTGGCACAAAAATTAAGAGCATTTGAAGATGCTCAAGAAGATGAACCAATGACATCTAAAGACGTTAAATACGTTATAAACTCAATCTTATCAGCGTTAGATTTAGAATCTTTAGATGAAGAAGATAAAGAGGAAATTATGAATAAATTTGAAGGTGTTGAAGCTGACGAAGATTTAGGTGGTGACGACATGGGAGGTGAAGACTTAACTGACGATAGTGAAGTTGAAGATATTCAATCAGATATGGATGTTGAAGGTGAAATGGGTGAACAAATTTATGGTTCATTTAATGATGATGAATGGTATGACCAAGACGATAGAAAACATAACTCTGATAAATTTGATTTTGATTTTGATGAAGAAGAGTTTGAGGATTTACCTTCTTTAATGGCAAAACATGGTCACGACAAACACAAATGGTTTGGTCAAGGAGAACAAGGTGAAAAAATGTTTAACACATATAAGAACCATAATAATAAACCATTTAAAGTAAGGACTAAAAAATCGGAAGAAATGGAAGAAGATGACTTAACATCTCATCCAAGACATAGAAGATTAAGACCAAACTCAATGAAAGACGACCACGCAAATCATTTAGAAGATATGTTTGAAGGTATGTTTACTGAATCAAAAGTTGATGAAGTGTTAAGAGGTTATTTTAAAATTGACCAAAAAGAAAAACAACTATTAGAAAATAAAATACAAAAAACTAATTTAATTAAAGAAGAGAGAAAAAATAAAATTTCTAAAATCAAACAAATTTCTGAAAGTATTTCTCAAGAAGTTGCTTCTACTAAATTAATAACAAAATATCCGGGAGCAAAATTAGTTGGTAAAACTAATAAACATAACTTGGTATTTGAAATGAATAATAAACAACTTAGAGTAAACACTAAAGGTGAGATACTATGAGTTATTTAATATATGTTAATGAATTAGGTCCAAATTATAAAGGAGATAACATATATGAATTTATTTTCTCAGATAGTTCGGAAAATATTTGGGGTGAAAACTGGGATGCTAAACCATCTAACAGATATCCTCTCCCACCTGATTTAGAGCACATAAAAAAAGTAGGAGTTTTGAAGAATGATATGATAACCATGTCAGTAATTCAAAACTCTGATTATTTTTCAATGATTGATTCTATGGATGGTATTATTGCTTTGGGATATGAAAATGAAAGTGATGACGTTGATTTTGATAGACAAACCAGATTAGTTTTCTCGTTTGGTGAGACAGAAGAATCGGTAAAAAATAAATTATATGAACGAGATATCGTTTTAGAATTTGAAAAAAAAGTTGTATATGAACACTAATCAAAAAAAATTGAAACTTATTAAAGAGGGTTTTAGAGCCTCAACACTTCAATATTTGTCAGAAAAACAAGTTAATGCGTTATTTACTCGTTTATTAGAAAGCAAAAAAGAAACTAAAGAAGTTCAAACCGTTACGTCAACTAAAGTTATTGCAACACCAGATGAAATTAAAAAAGGTGTTTCAACTCAAGGTAAAACTATGGCTAAAATGTTACCTGATGGTAAAGTTGAATTCACTGAAGATACTGAGGTAGATAAAGATGATGAAGATAAAGGTGAAGTAAGTCAAGACCCTGTACAAGTACAAGGACCTGACGGAATGGATGATGATTCAGATAATCAACTCCAAGAAAAATTTGAATCTAAAAGTCAACAAAAATATTTTTTTGCAAGATGTAATGATAAGTCTCAACCTAAAAAAATTAGAGATAAATGGTGTAGAATGGCTGATGAATTTGCTCAAGACACTAAATTTAACAAATTACCTGAAAAGAAAAAAGAAACAAAAGAAGATTTTAGTTTTAAAAATTATGATAAGAAATTAGAATCAGCGGTGACAGGAGGGTTTAAAAAGAATTTGACAAAAATATCTCCAAGCGTTACTATTGGTGAAAACGAAATAGAAAAACACATCATGAGATTAGTTGAAAAACATATAACACCTAAAATGTCTAAACAAGATTTTTTAAAATTAATTGAAGGGGATACTAAAACGGCACCGGCAAAACCAAAAGTTAGTCCGGGTACTAAACCAAAACACCCATTTCAACCGGACCCTAATAAAAAAGGAGCCCCTAAAGCGAAAAAAAGTGAAATGGATGAGGATACTAAAACAGCACCGGCAAAACCAAAAGTTAGTCCAGGTGTTAAACCAAAACATCCTTTTGCCCCGGACCCTAGTAAACAAGGAGCTCCTAAAGCAATAAAAAAAGAATTACCAAGTTTTTTAAAATTTAGTCAGTTAGGGTTAAAAACAAAATAATTATGAGTGTAAATTTAGAAATGGAGAAAATATTAAAAATCAAAAGTGATTTAGATAGAAAATTAGTTAATGAAGGGTTAACTAATAGTCAACAAACTAGATTAACTAAAATTAATCGTCGTTTAAATGAGGCTCCTGTTAGTTATGAGGGACCTGAAAGAATGGAACCGGGTATTGAAAAACAAATTACTCAAAGAAAAACTCCATATGCTGAACACCCTGCGTTACCTCAAGATGCGGATAGTGATTTTGTTGAATTAATTTCATCTCAACGATTTAAAGACTCTGTAGACAAAGTAAGAAGATTTTTAGGTGATACAACACCAATTCAAGGAAATAATCCAATGATGGGTCTAATGGGGTCTGTTATGCGTAGTTTACAACAAATTAAACAAGTTGAAGGTCAGCATAAAGAATATCTTGAAAATTTAGCGGTTAATTTAGTTAAAAAAGAATTAGGTATTCCTGAAGGACAATTACAATTTGATGTTGAACTAGTTAGTGGTTCTATGGGAGCATCAGAAGGAATGCAAACTAAAGCTGAGGAACCAGATGAAGAAGACGTAGAAGAAGCATTTAAAGAAAGTGAAGAACACCAAGAAGAAATAGAAGACTTTATGGATTCTATGGAAAAATTTAATTTAGAAAAAGCAAAAAGAAGAATGATTAATTCATTAGTTCAAGGAGCGGCATTTAAAGGTGGTCATATGTATACATTAGTTAGTGATGAAATAAACAGATTAAGCCCCGAGTTATTAAATCTATATGGTGTTACACAATCACTAATGGAACATTTATATTGGTTATATCCTGATATGGAAGGAATGGCTGGTGGTGGAAGTGGTCAAATGGGACAATCTGAAGCAGACCCTGAAACTGACCCACCAACAATTAAAGCAAAAGCTTTTACATTTCCATTATTAGTTCACGAAATAGTAAAAGGTATTTATTCATTATATGGTGACCAAGGCTTACCAAACGACCCTGTTCAAAGAAGTATGGTTGTTGGAGCTGAAGATACACTACCGGCAGAAATATGGGATTCAAGATTAGGTCCAATTTTTTGGGAAAAATTTAGAGAATCTTGGCCTGACAAATTATACGAAGAAGACCAAAGACACCTTCAACAATATTTATTTATGAAATTGTCTCAATTAGAAGCAAAGGATTTTATAGTATTGGCAAGAGCAATTATGGCAGATAAACCAGAAGCAAAAGAGGTAATAAATAGAATGGTTAGTGAAATTGTTGAAATTCTTAAAAAACATGAATATGAATCAAAAATGTCTGATGACGATGATGATGGTGATAATTATGGAAATAATGATGATGACGATGATTTTGACGACTTTGATGACTTAGACGATATTGATTTATCTGCTTTAGGATTCTAAAAATTGCCGACAACTATATGTATGTCAAACTTAACAAGAGAACAAGTATTAGTAGAATACGTAAAATGTAGTCGAGATGTTGAATACGCACTTAGAACGTATTTAGAAACATATGATAACACAGTTAAAAAATATGTTCCTTTGGAACTTTTTCCTGACCAATTATCATTATTAGAAGATTACGAAAACTACAATGAGAATATAGCATTAAAGTACAGACAAGCCGGGGTATCAACAGTTACTGCGGCTTGGATGTCACGAAAACTTGTATTTGCTAGAAAAGAAACCCCTGAAAAAATCTTAATTATTGCTAATAAGTTAGACACCTCATTGGAGATGGCTAATAAAATAAAAGCATTTGTGGGTCAATGGCCTTCTTGGACAGGTGTAGATTTTGACAAAACAAAAAATTCTCAAAAACATTATAAATTAACAAATGGATGTGAGGTTAAAGCCGTTGCAACATCTAAGGATGCCTTGCGTGGATTTACCCCCACCATACTTATATTTGATGAGGCAGCCTTTATTGAGGCTGATAGTGACTTTTGGGCTGCTTGTATGGCTTCCCTGTCTACGGGTGGTAAAGTAATTGTTGTATCCACACCTAATGGTTATGATGCGATTTATTATGAGATATATGACCAAGCGTTACGTAATATGAATGATTTCAAAATTACGGAAATGTTTTGGTTTCGTGACCCACGTTATACTAAAGATTTATTTTTAGTTAAGACAGATGATGTTATTCATTATCTATTAAACAAAGAAGATTACAAACCTGACGATATTATTGATTGGGCTAAAATACCATATGAGAATAGAAATTATAAAGAATTAAGAATTATAATGGACGCTGGTTTTAAACCTTGTTCTTCTTGGTTTGAGGCGATGGTTAAAAAATTAAAATATGACAAACGTAAAGTATCTCAGGAGTTAGAATGTAACTTTTTAGGTTCGGGGGATAACGTATTTGATTCAGTTATGATGAATAAAATACGTGAAAATATGATTTTAGAACCTATCAGTAAAAGAATGGGTAATGCTCTTTGGATTTGGAAAGACCCAATTATTGGACATAAATACATTATGGGTGTTGACGTTTCTCGTGGAGATTCGGAGGATTTTAGTTCTTTTCAAATTGTTGATTTTGACACTATGGAACAAGTTGCAGAATATGTTGGAAAATTACCACCAGATACTATGGCGGAAATTTGTCACAAATGGGCGACAGTATATTCTTGTTTTGTCGTTATTGATATTACCGGTGGGATGGGGGTATCAACGGCAAGAAAGTTGCAGGAAATGAACTTTAAAGACTTATATATTGATGGTGTTGATTCCGCAAACAAATGGAAGTACGACCCAAAAGCTGCTGAAAAAATTCCTGGTATTAACTTTAACAATAAGAGGGTGCAAATTATTGCATCATATGAAGAAGTTATGAGACACGGATTTAGGATATATAGTTCAAGACTATATAACGAAATGAATACGTTTATCTATATGAATGGTCGACCTGACCATCAAAAGGGTCATCACGACGATTTAATTATGTCAATTGCGATGGCGACATATGTTGCTGAATCTTCATTTAGTAAATTAACAAAAGTTACTGAACACACTAAAGCAATGATTGACTCTTGGTCAATTAGTAATAACGATAATGTTAGAGAAGCTATCTCATTTAACCCTGTAATCCCTAACACTAATGAAAGGGTTGGTCATTTCAGTAATGGTAACATAAGTAAAGACGATTATCTAAAATACGGCTGGTTATTTGGGAATAGATAATATTTATCAAATAAACATAAATGGGTACCACCGATAGAAAAACCTCTTCTTTAAATAATAGTATTACGTTTGACGCAAATGCTGATTTGTATGCAAATGCCCCTCTTAATACAGGTGTCGGTAAATCAGGTGGTTTTGTTAACAGAAAAAAATCAGGAAAAATATTTGCCGGTTCTAGATTGGTTGTTCCGGGTCAAGATATTTTAAGTGTTAAAGTATTTGAACCTGAATTTGTAAAACGTAGAACTGTTGATGTATTTAGTGGGGCTCTTCCACCAACACCTACTCCGGAACCAACACCAACACCAACGCCTACACCACCACCAACAAGTACTCCAACACCTACGCCAACACCTACAATGACTCCGTCACCAATTGTTGAAATTTGTTACTTGGCTACTGAAGATTATATTAGAATTACTGCAGAAAATGATGACAATTTAATTGTTGAGTGTCACCCGTTTCCAATACCGGTGCCGCCCGTGAATTACCCTACACCAACCCCCACACCGACGATGCCATAATAATATTTGATTAATCTCAACTATTTATTAAAATAAAAAAATATTTAAATTTTTCATATGGAAAACAATCAAAATAATGATTTAACAGTTTGGCAAAGGTTATCCAAAGCATTTGGACCAAACTCGTTATTGAACCAAGATTATCCCGTATATAAGTTAGACAAGAAGGAATTATTAAAAACCACATCTAAAGCCGAATACGAGAGAGAGAAATTACAGGCACAACAAACTTATTACTTAGCCAATCAATGGACTAAAATTGAGAGTAATTTATATACTCAAGCGGTATATTATGAACCAACTCGTTTAGCCTCATTTTATGATTATGAGTCTATGGAGTATACTCCTGAAATTTCAGCAGCGTTAGATATCTACGGTGAGGAATCGACAACAGTGGACCAAAATGGTTATATGTTACAGATTTATTCTGAATCAAAAAGAATAAAAAGTATCTTAACAGACTTATTCAATAATGTTTTAGATTTAAATACCAACTTACCTATGTGGACAAGAAACACTTGTAAATATGGGGATAACTTTGTGTATCTAAAATTGGATGCTGAAAAGGGTATTGTTGGGTGTATGCAATTACCAAATATTGAGATAGAACGTTTAGAACGTGGTATGGCGGCAAAAGCGGCAAATGTTGATGAACCACTTGAAAATAGAGGATTACGTTTTAAATGGAAAGTTAAAGACATGGAATTTAATTCATGGGAGATAGCTCACTTTAGATTATTGGGTGATGATAGAAAACTTCCTTATGGTACTTCTATGTTAGAAAAAGCAAGACGTATTTGGAAACAATTATTATTGTCCGAAGATGCGATGTTAATCTATAGAACTTCAAGAGCACCTGAAAGACGGGTGTTCAAAGTTTATGTTGGTAATATGGACGATAAAGATGTTGAACCATATGTACAACGTGTGGCTAACAAATTTAAAAGAAGTCAAGTTGTTGACTCTCAAACCGGAAATGTTGATATGAGATTTAACCAAATGGCGGTTGACCAAGATTACTTTATTCCTGTTCGTGACCCTGCGGCACCAAACCCTATTGATACATTACCCGGAGCTCAAAACTTAGCTGAGATTGCGGATATTGAATATATCCAAAAGAAATTATTAACCGCTCTTCGTGTACCTAAAGCGTTTTTAGGTTTTGAAGAAGTTACTGGAGATGGTAAAAACTTATCATTAATGGATATTCGTTTTGCAAGAACAATTAATAGAATACAAAAATCAATGATTGCCGAATTAAATAAAATTGCAATTATTCATTTATTCTTATTAGGATTTGAGGATGAATTATCAAACTTTACATTAGCACTTACAAATCCATCTTCTCAAGCTGATTTATTAAAAATTGATATTTGGAAAGAGAAAATTTTATTGTATAAAGATGCTGTTGCAGCCATTGAAGGTATTGCTCCGGTATCCGTTACATGGGCTAAGAAACACGTATTAGGATTCTCTGATGAAGAAATTAAATTAGACTTACAACAACAACGTATTGAAAAAGCCGTTGGTGCTGAGTTAACAAATACCGCCACTATCATTACCCATACAGGTGTATTTGACACTATTGATAAATTATACGCAAGTAAATCCGGAACAACTGCTGTTGGAGCCGCTACCCCAGCACCACCTGCTGGCGGTGGAGCATTAGGAGGTCTTGAATCTGAATTAGGGGGTGAACCTGAACTAGGCGGAGCGCCTGAACCAGGCGGAGCACCTGAAGCTGGAGGACCACCTGGTGGAGAGGCAGAATTAACTCCTGAATCAAAAACACGGGAGAATATGAACATTTTATTGGAAAGTCGTAGTTTAACTGAAGATGATTCATATATTGATTTATCTCGAGCAAGAAATTCTTTAGGTGATATAGAGAAAGAATTGAATAAAATCTTAAATGATTGATATTTATAATTAAAAAGAAAATGACAAAGTTTGGAATATTAAAATCAAAGATAGAAAACGTATTACTTGAATCGTATAAAAACGATACATTTAAAGACGAATTGAAAACATTTAAAAAACTTGTATTAGAAAATAAAAATGTTAGTAAAATTTTCTACATGTATGATGAATTAAACACTAGAAAGGGTTTGAATGATTTATACTCAAGAGAATACATCCATGAATGTATTACTCTATATGAAAATGCTGTAAATAAAATTTTACCAGCAGATTTAAAAAAATTAAATACGTGGGTTAAAAATACGAAATCAGATAATTCATATGAAAACATTGATAACCTATTTTCAACAGATGTTTTAACTATTGAATCTAGACTTAAAAGTAAAAATTTAATTTTAGAAAATTTAAAAAAAATACCGGTTATACAAACTAAAGGTATTGAACTTCCATTATCAACTATGGTTAGTGTGGCAAACAAAACTATTAAAAATTATATTGATGGTTTAAATGAGTCTGATAAAAAAGAAATTATTAAATTGTTATCAGAAAACGATGAAGAATTAATAGTTAAATTCAACACTCTTAAAGAAAATGTGGTAGATAAATTAAATGCAATGAAAGAGTCATCTGAAGATAATTCAGTGAAAGGTAGAATTGATGAAACACTTACAAAAGTGATATCTGAGAAGTACGACAAATTGACTTATTTTAAACTTAAAAGTTTAAAAGAAAATCTTTAATTATTATCCGAATAATATTTTAATTGAACGTGTTTAGCTTTCGCTAACACGTTTCTTTTTTTTACGGAAGGTTTAATAAATTCTTTTCTTTTATTAAGTTCAGAACTTTGACGTGTCTTAATAACTTTACTTTTATAGAGTTTTAACGCTTTCTCTATTGTTGTATTTTTATCTAATTTAATTATTAACATATTATACATATATTTCAAATTAACAAAAAATTTGACCTAACACCTATTTTCACCTATCTTTTTTAAAAATAAAAGGAAAAATATGAAAATTAATGAAAAAGGGGAAAACCTCTCAACTAAACGGTTTCAAAACCGCAAAAGTTGTTTATGGAACAGTTGATTCTGTCAACTTAAAATCACTTTACTTAAATATACAAACATGGGTTGAACCATTCTATGATTGTGATAATTGGAACAGAACAGTTTTAAACCTAAGTAGGGGAGTAAAACACTCAGTTTACGACTCTTTAAATAATAAAATTTTTGACACAAAATTCATCGTTGATTTAGATTTAAGGTCAAGCGGTTTAAATTTAGGAAAAAAATCATTTATGAATATTGAAATTAATTTTTTTATTATTGAGGAAAACTTAGATTTTAAATCAAAACAAATTAAAGATTCATTAATAAAAATAACAAATCAAATCTTTAATGATAACTTTTATAATAATAATTATTTTAAGTTTTATCTAACTAAAAAAATCAAATCCGTTGAATATCCGTTACAAACCGAAAATGTTTAATATTTATTATTAAAACATTTAAAATGAGTTTAAAAATATTACAACCGAACGAATCAGGAAAAGGTATATTAGTTGAGTATGATGCCGGGTATATTAACCCAAAGGATAATCGTAACGAAACTTTAATTAGAGAATCTAACGAAATGTTAGACCACTCAAAACCATTTGAATTTTATGCTGTATTACAAAAATATGACACCCCAAATAGAAATGGTAGATTATACCCTGAACGTATATTAAAAAGAGAAGCCGAAAATTATAAGAAAATGATTAAAAAGGGTACCGCCCTATCCGAGTTAAATCACCCGGAATCATCTCTTATTGATTTAGATAGAGTTTCTCACGCAATCACCGAAGTATGGTGGGAAGGTAATGTCTTAATGGGGAAGATTAAATTATTGACATCACCGGGTTACCATGAAAGTGGTATTTGTTCAACCAAAGGAGATTTAGCGGCAAATTACTTAAGACAAGGAGTTACTTTAGGTATATCATCAAGAGGTGTTGGGTCACTTAAAAAAATTGGTGAACAAAACGAAGTACAAGATGATTTTGAATTAATTTGTTTTGACTTAGTGTCTTCACCTTCAACACCGGGAGCATACCTATTTTTAAATAAAGAGGATAAAAGTTTGTATGATGAAAACTTAGATGAAGAGAAAAGAATGAGTGTTGAAAGACATGTTGGTAATTCAGGTAATAAATCACTTGACTTAATGAAAAAATTAAACGATTATTTAGGTCATTAAACTAAATAAAAAAAATTATGGACGAGAAGTATTTCATTGCAAAAATTACATTAGACTCAGTTGATGAGGCATCAGGAAAGATTAAAAAATTAAGAGAAGAAAAATTAGTTAGTGGTTATAACCCAACTGATGTAGAAGCGAAAGTTACGAAAGTTTTTGAGCATTATACAATGGAATGGAGAATCACAGCAATTGTTGAAAGCAAAATTGATGAAGTGATAGAATAAGAATTTATATTCAATAATTAATAAAGGAGACAGAAATGTCTCCTTTTTTTATGCTTTTATTTTTTTGGTAATATTTATTAGTATAAAAAACTCAACACCAAATTATCAAAAATAATGATTTTTTGATAATGGGAGATATTTATATATTAAAATAACTTAAACACAAATGGCAAAAGAAAAATCTTTAGTTGAAGAAGCTATCATCCAAATGAAAAATTTGGAAGAAGCGGTAGCTGAAAATGCAAAAGGAATACTTGCTTCGACAATGTCGCAAGAAATCAAAGAACTAGTAAAAGAATCTCTTACAGAACAAGAAGAAGAAGAGATTGACACTGAAGTTGACATGGATGACATGGACACAGATACAGACATGGATGACATGGATGTTGATGTTGATATGGAAGACGACATGGATACTGATAATGTAGATATGGATGATGACGAAGAAACCATAGACCTTACTGACATAGAGGACGATGAAGAAATCTTACGTGTATTTCAATTAATGGGACCTGAGGATAATATTGTTGTTACTAAAGATGATTCTGGTAACATCAGTTTAAAAGACAATGAGAACAACAAAGAATACATGATTGTTGGTGAGAACGAAGATGAAATGTTTGAACAATTTAACGACGAAGACGAAGACGAAGACGAATTTGACTTTGAAGATGAAGATGAAGACGATGATTCTGAAGGTATTGAAGATATCATCTCTAGAGTATTTGATAATGACGACGAAGATTCAGAAATGGGAGAAGCGTTTGGTGGAAACAAACACGATTTTAAAAGACGTGATGGTCATAAAATTGGAGATGTTGATGGACACTTTAAAGATTTTGAATCAGAATTTGACGAAGAAGAAGATATGGACGATGAAGAAATCGTTTATGAAATTTCTTTTGATGATGAAGACGACACAGAGTTAGAAGAACAAGACGATATGGATATGGATGATGATACAGTAGTAGAATCTAAAATGACTGTAAAACCTAAAGGAACCGGATTAGGAAATCCTAGTAAATTTAAATATGACGCTAAACCTAATCAAAATGGTGGTTTCAAAACTGTAAAAAAATCTGCTAATGTAACTATGGGTACAGGAAAAGCAAAATTTGATTACAAAGATGGTGAAAATCTTGAAGGTAAAATGAAAACTGTTAAAAAAACAGAAACAAAAGAGCAAGTTGCTAACACAACTAAAAAAGCTGAAACAAAAGAGGCTTCTCGCACATTAGGTAATGGAAGTAATTTCAGAAAAGGTGGTTTGCCAAAACCAAGAGCACACTCATCTTTTAATACCGCAATTAAAGAGAATACTAATACAACTGAATTAAGAGTTCTTAGAGAAAAAAATGAAGAATACAGAAAAGCTCTTAACGTATTTAGAAATAAATTGAATGAGGTTGCCGTGTTTAATTCAAACTTAGCTTACGCTACACGTTTGTTTACAGAACATTCAACGTCCAAACAAGAAAAAATAAATATCTTAAGAAGATTTGACGGTGTTGAAAACATTAAAGAATCTAAAAACTTATACAAAGTCGTTAAGGATGAACTTACAGGAACTTCTTCTCAACCTATGAATGAGTCATTAGAAAGAACAATTGCTAAAGCACCTTCAACAGGTTCAGCAATCAATCTAATTGAATCTAAAACATATGAGAATCCACAGTTCTTAAGAATGAAAGACTTAATGTCAAAATTAAAATAAAAATAAATAAAAATTAATAAAAACCAAAAAAAATGGGAGCATTATTAGAATCAGGTCTAGTTGGTAACATCGGGTTAAAACACCTTAAAGTTATTAAAGAAGACACAATCAACAAATGGGACAAATTAGGATTTCTAGAAGGTCTTAAAGGTCACTTAAGAGAAAACGTAGCTCAATTATATGAGAATCAAGCGTCTTTCTTAATAAACGAAGCAACTTCTGACGGGTCTTCAGGTTCATTTGAAACTGTTGTATTTCCTATCGTAAGAAGAGTATTCTCTAAATTATTAGCGAATGATATCGTTTCTGTACAAGCTATGAACTTACCAATCGGTAAATTATTCTACTTTGTACCAAAAATTCAAGGATACAAAGACGGTATTGACGGTCAGTATTCAGGTGAGCACTACGCACCAATCGGGTCTCCAGGAAATTATCCAGGTTCTCCAAGTGAAGGTTACACAACAGGTTCAGGAACTAACAACCCAGTGTATGAAAAAAATCTTTATGATTTATTCTACGAAGGTAACGAACCAAGTTTAGACCCACCAGGATTATTTGATTATTCTAAAGGTCGTTGGTCAGCTATCACAGCTTCAACAACTATCCAAAAATGGACAGGTGGAGTTTTAGTTAATGCTAATATTTCAGGAACAACTGACGGAGCATTTGTAATCGCTTCAGGTAACACAAGAAAAGTTATCATTAAAATGTGTGGTTTTGCTGACACAGGAGCTGGAAAATTAATCGGACCTGATGGTAACGAAATGGATACAGAATCATTCTTATCTGATTTAGTTATCTATACAGGAAATGGTTTAACAGTTGATGCTACTTCACCATGTACAGTTTCTACAGGAGCTTTATTATTTAGAGTTGTAACTCAAATATATGGTAAAGGTATTGTGAAATATGGTAACACAACTCAAACAACATTTGCATCTACTGGTAACGGTGGTTCATTCAAAAATGTATGTGACGTTGATGGTTGTATTTGGTTAGAAGTTGATTTATCTTGTCCAGTATGTGCTGATTGTGATTCTACATCATTAGATGGTTACACAGGTACAACTATTACTGAAGCTGTATCAGGAACTGCTTTCAACGCTGTTTTCAGACGTTACGAAGAATTAGAATTTGAAGATAAAATCGGTGAGGTTTCTTTCGACTTAGATTCAGTTACTGTATCTGTTACAGAAAGAAAATTAAGAGCACAATGGTCTCCTGAGTTAGCTCAAGACGTTGCGGCTTTCCACAACATCGATGCTGAGGCTGAATTAACAGCTTTATTATCTGAGCAAGTTGCTGCAGAAATTGACCGTGAAATCTTAAGAGATTTACGTAAAGGCGCTGCATGGAATTTGAGATGGGATTACAATGGTTGGAGAAGAATTTCTCAAGTAACTTCTTACACTCAAAAAGATTGGAACCAAACATTAATTACAGCAATCAACCAATTGTCTGCACAAATCCACAAATCTACTTTAAGAGGTGGAGCAAACTGGATTGTTGTATCTTCTGAGGTTTCTGCTATCTTTGATGATTTAGAGTACTTCCACGTATCTAACGCTTCTCCTGAACAAGACCAATATAATATGGGTATTGAAAGAGTAGGAACATTAGCAGGACGTTACCAAGTTTACCGTGACCCTTACTTCCCAGCTAACCAAGTGTTAATTGGACACAAAGGAACATCATTGTTAGACACAGGTTACATCTACGCACCGTATGTACCATTACAATTAACTCCAACAATGTACAACCCATTCAACTTTACACCTATCAAAGGTATAATGACTCGTTACGCTAAGAAAATGGTTAATAACCGTTTCTACGGACGTATCACAGTTGATGGTGTTAGAACATTCGATTTAAGAGAATTGAGATAATCAAACTCTTAAAATATTTAAGAAAAAGGGACTATATGTCCCTTTTTTTTATGCTTATGTATTTGGTTTTATAGATACTGAGGTATTTATATGAAAAGAAAAATATGAATAATTTATTTGAGATATCTAGTGAGGAAAGAAATAGAATAATGAATCTTCACGAAGGTGCTACAAAACGACAATATTTAAACTTGGAGCAAGTTTCCACAAAACAATCGTTAACTAGTACTGAATTCCCAATACAAAGTGTTGGAGATAAATTTGGGTTTGGTCAGATTGACTCCCCAACTGTTAAAAATGATATAATTGCGTTGAAACCTCAGATTGACAAATTTATTAAAGATAACGGTGGTAAGACATTTATAGTTAATATAACATCCGGAGAATCAAATGTAACAAATCCTAAGGGATATGAGACGAAGGGAAGTTTGGCGTTGGCGAGAGCAAATTCTGTTAAAAAATATTTTCAAGAAATATTCCCTGATTTAATTAAGAATGGTGTTTTAACGATACAAGTACCAACAGATGTTAGTCAAGTTACATTAGGTAAAACATCTTATAATAAGACTAAAGGTGATAATAAAAACCCTGAAAAAATTAAATTATACAAACAAGAACAGTTTGTTAATTTTGATATTAAAGGAACGGGGGAAGTTAAAGATAAAGATTCCAAAGATATTTGTGATTGGGATGGTATGAAAATTGAGGCAGGTCAAGGAGACGCAAGTCTTAATTATGTATTAACTAATGAAAAATTATACGGTAATGGTGTTGTAACTTTTGATACCGGAACTATTCCTGATAGATTAGTTGTTCTTAATAAGGGGGAAGAGGTAATTCAAGACACTGGTTATGTGACGACGAGACCACATAAATATGTTGATTTTAAATGGGTTCCATTATACGTTTATCAATTAACACTTATAAATTCAAGAAATAATGTGTCGGTTAGTGGTGATAAACTTGTAAAAATAACGGCAAATAATTATCAGGAGTTATTGGAACAACTTTTAGTTGACCCATCCAAAGCAAAAACATTTAAAAGAGGTGGAGTTGAAGTGGAATATGCTTTAAAAGACCTTCAAAAACTTTGTAATAAAGGTGTTAAAGAATTTGTTCTTTATACAATAGGTCAGTCACCTATTAAAATAAATTTCAATAGTTCATCAGGAGAATCAATTGTTAGGGTTTACTCACCAATTGGTACTGATACAATTAAAACCGGATATAGTGTTACAGCACTGTGTAATAAAACAATTTAATTTTTACTTAATATATCTCGTTTTGGTGGATTTTTTTCAGTTTTAATAATTTTTTTAACCAATTCACCATTTTTAACATAAACAATTGTTGTTGTTCTTAAGTTTGGGTAATCATTAACAATGACAGCCCCCACTTTAACATTATAAACATTGGATAACGAATCTAACAAGACATTGATACCTTTATCAATGTTTTTTGGTTTTAGGTTATCTTGAGCAAATGAGGATAGACTTACAATAAGTAAAAGTGATAAGAATATTTTTTTCATAGTGTTTGTATTTTATTTCACAAATGTAAATATAAATTATTTATTCCACAACATCTTTCTCAATTTTATTTAATGTTCTAATTGATTTTGATATAATTTCAGATTCACCCAATGAAAATATCCCTGAATGGAAAGCGAAGCTAACGGCTTGAGTTAGGATATAAACTGATTGTTCTTTATCCATTGTTGATAGTAATACATCTAGATGGTCTTCATTATACAATGGGATTGTATTAAATAATTTTCCGAATAGTTCTTGTTGTTGTTCCATAATTAAAATTTTGTATATTTATAAGTATATGAATAAAAATATCAAAAGACAAATTAAAGAGGCTACTAGTACAGGTGGGTCAGGTTCGGTTAGAGTTCCTTTGAGCCCGGGTGTTAGGTTGTTCAATAAAGAACAACTACAACCATTTACTGTACCTACATCAAAATATGATAGTGCTGAATTAGCGTTTGATAGTTATGATGGTGAGATGAGTACTCCAAAATCTAAAATATCTAAAATAGAGAAAGAATCAAGAAAAATTGCCAAATACGTAAAAAAACATCCTGAACAGAATGATGAAGAAGGTGGGGTGCTTAATCAAACACCCGGTAAAGGTAAAAAAATTGTCCCTATTGTAACGGAATGGTTTGAGATAACCAAAGACACCATTTTAGAAGATATCATCCCAAATGGTCTAAAAACCACCTCAAATTACGAAAGAGTTATTGATAAATTTAGAAAAGACATTCCTGAAGATAAACATAAGGCGTTTGATTTAATTGCGAGTAAGATAAAAGATTATGCTCAAGATAGGGGGTATGTAATAAAAGTGTTGAATGCCTGTAATACAGGGTTTAAAGGTGTAAGAACAAGTAAGGCGATTATAATATGTTCCCCTGAGACATTCTCTAATTTAGCGTCATTTGTTTATGTTTTATTTCACGAATTGAAACACGAACAACAAATGTCGGAATTTGATTTGAAGGATTCTTATATGGGAGATATTGAAGACTTTGAGGAGTTCTATAAAATTTATTGGGATATGGAAATGGATGCCGATAGATATGGAAAAGATTGGGTTAAGAAAATTGGTGATGTTTTAAACTTACCCGAACAACTTTATTCGTTAGATAAGATGATTGAAAATTATCCGACAATGTCAGGGATGATTAGACAAATGATGACACAATTACATAACCATGTTCAGATGTTAAAAAAACAAGGAATGACCTATAATGATATAAGTGATTTAGATATAGTTAAAAAACATTTAGATAAATTAGAAGATATGTTTTAAATAAAGAAACCCTTACTCTACAGTAGGGGTTTTTATTTTTTTGGAACTATCCACTCTATCTAAAATACTTTTTAAAGAATATTTGATTTGAGACTTCATTTCATTTTTAAGTTCTTGTCTAATACGTTCTACTTTAGTATCGTACATTTTAGTTAATTTTTCCCAATCTCTGTTAGACATTAAAATATTACTGTAGTAATATTCGTGATTAATTACACTAATTTTTTTATCATCAAGAATAACAAATATACCTAATTCAGAATGTTTAATATATCTTTGTGATGAAAGGGGGGCAATTAAAAATTTAGACCCCTCACTAGTTATTAACTTACGACATATTGATTTGCAGATATGTACATCACCTAATAGTCCCGAGTCTTGATAATCAAATTGACTTCTTGATTTAACAATACGTCTTATCACCAATCTTTTAAAAAATTTAAATATTTTTTTCATTATGTACTTGATTTATTTATAGTACAAATGTAATTATATTTTTTGAGAATAAAAAATATTTTTATAAAAAAAAAAGGAGAAATTTAATTTTCCCCTTTATTTTTTGATTTATCTAAATATTCATAAGCTTTGTCCCCATACATTTGGTAGAGTCGTTTAAAGAATTGTGCAGGATTTTTTCTTATGTACCTAATAACATCATTAGGTATATATGCGCCATATTTGTCACCAAATAAAGATTTTGCTTGACGTTCTCTATCACTTGTGGGTCTTTCAACGTCAGTCGAGTAGTCCTGTTCTAAAACATTCATATTGTCTTCATTTTTAGTTTCATTCATCATGAAATCAAAAACTTGGTCAATATTTTCTTTTGCTGTTGATAAATGGTCTTGAGCCCAATCATGACCCCCATCTAAAACACCTTCAACGGTATTTTTATTTAATTCCAATAACAAACCTGTTTGTCTATGAATTTGTTCTAAATTACTGAAAAACATATATCTTTCATTATCTTGTTCAGACATGATTCGTTTAACTAATTCAGTAAGTTTTGATTCAGATAGTTTAATTACTTTTTTCATATGATTATGAGTTTAATCCATTTCCGCCAATTGTGACCGCATTTAATTGTACAATCGCTTTATTTTGTCCATTTGTGTAAACAGGACGTGGTGGGTTGATTAGTATGTTTCCACCATTACAGTCATCTTCACAAATTAAACCACCATTACCACCTGTGTTTGCACTAAATGGTATCGCACATTCGTCACAAGTATCAAATGGTCCGTAACTTAACATTGAGTTTGCAAATTGTGTTGTTGTTTCACCTGAAGTTAATGTTACGCAATACCCTGTTGGTAATTGATATATTTTATCAAAATTAATTTCACCTGGTGGTAAAATAATAACTTGTGTCATTTCTCCACCACAAGTCGTTGCTGTTACTATAATATTTAATTCTTCCATCTTTTTTATTTATAAATATATTACAATTGCAAATACTTTGTATTTACTACTTGAAATTTAATTTGTCGTTTGTATGTGTTTATTTCCCCACTGCTAATTACTTGTATATCAATAAAATATTCGTTAGGTATTTTATCTCTAGTGTCAAATATAAAATAGTATTCATTAGGGGTTCTATTAATTTTTGTCCATCCCTGAACTTGCACTTCTGTTGTTCCTTCTTTAACGTAGATTCTATATGAAGCATCAACATTTAATAATAAATTTTGTGTGGTATAAGCTTGTTTAACTATAACACCCACTTTACGAGTATCCGTATTCACAATTTCTTCATTTTGTTTTAGACCATAAAAATCAAAACCATATAATAAAGGATTTGCCGATACTACACCCATTTGAATTGCGTTTTTTAATGGTTGTAACGTAAAATCATTTAATACTTGAGGTAATGGAAAGTTATTATAACTTATATCGTACCATCTATCTGAAAACATACACGGTGTTTTATACCCCATAAGTGGTGGTATAACAACTTCATAAACTCCTCGAGTTCTTTGACATGTCGTTAACCCCGATAGTCCGGGAATAACATCTCCCATCATATCTAAAATATCAACCTTTGGGGTGTAATCTAAATTGATTGGGTTCCCATTGTCAAATAAATATAAATACAATTTATTAACTCTACCTAACGTAAATTGATTTCTATCATCCTCAATTAAATCATTATAATTTGTTTCAAGATATGGTTCATAAAATGTCTGTGTGTGTCTAGTAAAAAATTGAACCTCGTAGTTATTTGTAAGACCCGTAAGGTTTTCAACTTGAGGTTTATAAGCTATTCCCCACCCTGACACATTTGGTATTGTACCGTTTAACATACCATTAATTTCATTTGTCATATCAAAAACAATGTTTTCATTACCAAATTCAAAATGTTGAGTGTCAACTATAGTAATTCCGCTAAAAGGAATCGGTCCTAAATTTTTGTTATTGTAAATTCCTGGTTGTTCCCAAACACCAATTGTTGTTGTTTGAAACCAATTTGATGGTCTATCTGAAAAACTTCTATCTGATTCACTGTATTTGTAAACTAAATCAGCAAAATCATAACCAACACCTTCATCCCAAAGTTGGGGTGTTGATGGGTCATTATTCAAATAAGGGATTCTAAATAAGATTAAATCAAATGAAGTGGCTCTCATTCTCATTTGAGACGTGAGTGTGTTTAACAATTCCACATCAAATGTTGAGGTGTTTGTCATTCTTAATGTGTGTGTGATAGTATCTGTACATCCAGTAGTTATAGTACCATCAAAAATTTTCTCTTTTAATAAAGTTAGGTCTATATCAAAGATGAAACGGCTATAATTGTTTGGGTATTGAGTTGTTGCTACATTACCATAGAATAGTTCCATAACAGGATTTCTACCTGTATTGGTGAAACTATTTGAAATAAGTGTATTGTTCTTGCTGAAATATGAATTAATAATTGACATATAAATGTTTTATATATAAATATCAATTAATTCTAATATTTTGATTTAATATTGTATTTTCTGCATCCGCAAGAATTGCGTTGATTTCTGCGGTTGTTTGTCCATTACCAGCAGCAACCGGAACAGGAGCCATTGTCGCAACCGGATGAACGTGTCCTGTAACATATGAGAACATTTTTCTAAGCAACGCCATTAATTCGTCGCCCCTCACAACAGGGTATGTTTTATTAAGAATGCTATTTTCATCACCAATAAATTTATCCTGAGGAATTCCATATAAAGTTTGACTTAAACTG